TACATAGTAGAAGTTTTGCTACTGTTCAAGATTTAATATCTGAAGGAGAAATAGAGGGTTTTGCTAGTGCGTCAAAAGAAGGTCTTACAAAAGGTACAACTGCTTATGATAATGCAAGTTTAAAGGATGTTTTTCTTGATGACACTCCGATACTAAATTCAACAGCTACAAGTGCTAGTCCTGCTGATACTGATTTTAATTTTCAAGATGTAACCTTTAAATCTAAGTTTGGAACATCAAGCCAAACTGCAATGAGTGGTATTCCTGCTGAAAGCAGATCACCCACTGGTGTTGGAGTTACTGTAACTACATCTGCTCCTGTAACTAGACAAGTTACTAATACAGACGTAGATGCGATTATTGTTACTTTAACTTGGCCTCAAATACAAGTAGCTGAAGATGATGGAGATGTAAGAGGAGATACTGTCGAATATAAAATACAGGTTCAATATAATTCTGGTGGATATTCAGATATCATAAGTACTTCCGTTAGTGGTAGAACAGCAGATGCTTATGCTAGAGATCATAGGATAAATGTTACTGGTGCTTTTCCTGTCGATGTAAGAGTAGTTCGAGTCACAGCAGACAGTACAGATGCAGCAAGAGTAAATGCTTTTGAATTTACCAGCCTTCAAGAAGTTATAGATAACAGTTCAACTTATGCTAATAGTGCTTATGTTGCTCTTCGTTTAGATAGTAAGCAGTTCAATCGAATACCTACAAGAAAATATCGTATAAGAGGAGTGAAGGTAAGAATACCAGGAGCAGGAGCATCTAGCTCTGGTACTCCGAGTGTGGACAATGCTACGGGTAGAATAGTTTATCCAAGTGGTTATATATTTAATGGTGTCATGGGTGCTGCTGTTTATACTAACTGCCCTGCGATGTGCTTATTGGACCTTCTCACAAATACTAGGTATGGTCTGGGAAATCATGTTACTGACAGTAATTTAGATTTATTTAGTTTTGTGGCTGCTAGTAAATATGCAAATGAAGAAGTAGATGATGGAACGGGATCAGGTGCAAAAGAGGCTAGATTTAGTTGTAACGTAAACATTCAAAGTCCTAAAGAAGCATTTGCAGCAATAAATGATTTAGCTGGTGTTATGAGATGTATGCCGATATGGTCTGCTGGTTCTGTAACCATATCTCAAGACAAACCAACCACATCTAGCTATTTATTTAATTTAGCTAATGTAGGAGAAGCAGGATTTACATATCAAGGTAGCAGTTTAAAGCAACGTCATTCTGTTGTTTCTGTCAGTTACTTCAACATGGATTCAAAAGAAGTTGATTTTGAAGTAGTAGAAGATGCAACTGCAATATCAAAACTTGGAACAATAGTAAAACAGGTAAAAGCATTTGCTTGCACTTCTCGTAATCAAGCTGCAAGATTAGGCCGTGCAATACTCTTCGCTGAACAGAATGAAAGTGAAACCTGCACTTTTACAACTTCAATAGATGCAGGAATTGTTGTCAGACCTGGCTCTGTCATTGAGATAAACGATCCAGTAAGAGCAGGAGCACGAAGAGGTGGTCGTGTAGTAGCTGCAACAACCACAACTATTACTATTGACGCTTTAGAGCAAACAGGTTTACCAGCGTTGAATGATAATCCAACAATAAGTGTAATTTTGTCTGATGGGTCAGTTGAATCTAAAAGTATATCTGATATTACAGGAGCAGTTTTAACAGTAAGTTCTGCTTTTACGTCCGCACCAAACGTAAATGCACCTTATCTAATATCTAGTACTACATTACAAACTCAATTATTTAGAGTTATTCAAGTTGAAGAACAAGATGATATTAATTATGTAATTACAGCTTTATCTTATGTTGAAGGTAAATATGCGTTTATCGAAGATGGAACTGCTTTACCTACAAGAACTATATCAGTATTAAATGCTCCTGCATCTCCCCCTAGTAACTTAACAGTATCAGAACAGACAGTTGTTATAAATAGTATTGCTAGAAGTAAATTAATTGTTGATTGGCAACCTGTTGTTGGTTCTACTCAATATCTTGTAAATTACAAAGTTGAAAATGGTAATTATGTTTCTCAAACTGTATTTAGTAGTGATTTTGAACTTTTAGATACTGTAAAAGCAACTTATACATTCCAGGTATTTTCATATAATGCTTTGGGAGAAATATCTACTAATGCAACCGAGACAACATTTACTGCTCAAGGTAAAACTGCATTACCAGAGAATGTTTCTGGATTAACTATTGAACCAATTAATGAACAGTTTGTAAGGTTGAGATTCACTCAAGCAACTGCTATTGATGTTCTTCATGGAGGTAGAGTTTATATAAGACATTCCAATCAAACTGGAAACAATGCTACGTTTCAATCTGCACAAGATGTAATTGAAGCTGTAGCTGGCAATTCAACAGAAAGTATTGTTCCTGCACTTGTTGGAACTTATTTACTAAAGTTTCAAGATGATGGTGGTAGGTTTAGTGCTACAGAAGCAAAAGTAGAGCTATCTTTAGTTGATATTTTAGATTCTATTACAGTTAAAACTGACAGAGAAGATACAGATGGAACACCATATAACGGAACTAAATCAAATGTTACTTACGATTCATCTCTTGGTGGATTAAAACTTACAGATCCAACAGCAAATGCTACTGGTACTTATGATTTTGTAGATACTCTTGATCTTGGTGGTACATTCTCACTTGTCTTAAAAAGACATTTTCAAGGAGAAGGTTTTTATGTAGGAGATGCCTTTGATAATAGGACAGACAATATAGATACTTGGACAGACTTTGATGGCACAGTTGCAAATGAAGCCAATGCAAAAATAGCTGTCCGAACTACAACTGATAACCCTTCTAGTTCCCCTACATATACATCTTTTAATGATTTTGCTAATGGAACATTTAAAGGAAGAGGGTTTCAGTTTAGGATTACTTTAAACACAGCAGATACAGCACAAAATATGAATCTTCAACAAGCAGGATATACAGCAACAATGCCATCAAGAACTGAGCAATCTTCGGTCATAGCATCTGGAGCAGGAGCAAAAGCTGTTACATTTACAGCACCATTCTTTGTTGGAACGTCTGGACTAGGTAATCTTAATAGTTTCTTGCCTTCTGTTAATATTTCTCCACAGAATATGGCAACTGGTGACTACTTTGAACTTAGCAGTATATCTGGAACTGGCTTTACAGTTCACTTCAAAAACTCAAGTAATGCTAGTATTGATAGGAACTTTACCTACAGTGCTGTTGGTTTTGGCAAAGGAGGTTAACATGGAGAAAAATAGTTATTAACTATGGCTGATGTAACAAATTATACAATCGAAAATGCTTCTGGAGCGAATGTAAGAACTGATCTTAATAACGTTTTTGCTGCGATTCAATCAAGTAATTCAAAGTCATCTGACTTAGCATCAAGTCAATGTGTAGCTGGTATGCCTTTCTTGAATACCACTACAAATATTTTAAAAATTAGAAACTCAAGTAATGGTGCTTTTACTGAAATAGGAAATATAGATCAAGCTAATTTAGGTTTATTGTCTAAAGCTGGTGGTACTATGACAGGTGCTTTTCTTGCTGATGATGCTGGAAATGCTTCTGCTCCTGCAATAAGTTTTGATACAGACACAGATTTAGGATTATTTAGAAAATCTGCAAATGTAATGGGGTTCTCTTCTAGCGGAACAGAAAGATTAATAATGGATTCGAGTGGTATAACATTACAAGCTCAAAGTGATTTACGTTTTGCTGATGCTGATAGTAGTAATTATGTAGGCTTTCAAGCACCAGCCACAGTTTCTTCTAATGTTGTATGGACTTTACCAGCTACCGATGCTTCTGTTTCTGGTTATGCTCTTGTATCTGATGCTTCGGGAACGCTAAGTTGGGCTGCTGCTGGAGCAGGTGCTCAAGGTGCAGGAAGTGACAATATCTTTTGGGAAAACGACCAAACAGTAACGCAGAGCTATACTATTACTAACGGACAAAATGCTGGCAGCTTTGGTCCAATTACTATACAATCAGGTGTAACAGTTACAGTTGGTGCTGGTGAAACCTGCGGGTGTACCAACAGGCGGTGGTGGTGGGATAATTCAAGTAAAATCAGTTGCAAAGACTGATGTGTTTACTAGCACCAGTACATCATTTGTTGACATAACTGGTATGTCAGTAAGTATTACGCCAACTTCAAATACTAGCAAAATATTAGTAATAGCTCAATGTGCAATTAGTGGTGAAGATGCTGGAACAGGTATAATTTTAGACAGAGATGGAACAGAACCACTAAAGGCTGATTCTAATGGTAGTAGGCAAAGATTTACGATGATCGGAATTTATGCTGCAAGTGATCGAGAAATGCGATATGGTAATGGAGCAAATCATATTTCGTTTTTAGATTCACCCGCTACTACAAGTCAAGTCACATATAAGCTTAGAGCAAAAACAAGATCAAGCAGTACTTTTTATGTAAACCAAACTAGACATACAGGTGATGATACAAATGGTTCAGTTGGTACTTCAACTTTAACAGTAATGGAGGTGTCAGCATGATTACTTCCGTGTATAATCTAATTAAAAACTAACTATGAGTTTAGATCACGAAGCTATAAGAAAAGCCTATCCATCTGTTGTAACGATTGATGATAGCACGGGTGCTTTTGATGCAAGCGGTAACGCAATATCGCTTGATACAAGTAAAGTCACTGAAGCAAGAACAACATTAGATGCTGAAGCTGCTGCGATCAAGTATCAAACAGATAGAACAACTAACGGTTCAACTATCTACGCTTCTATAGGAGATCAGTTAGATATGCTTTACAAAGATATAGTTGCTGGAACTGTCACAACATCTGGCACATGGGCAACTCATATTAAAGCTGTAAAAGACGCTAATCCCAAGCCATGAGTACATTAAAGGTTAACACAATACAAGATACCTCTGGTAATGTTCAGCCGTTTGGTATTGAGCAAGCCGATATATTTAGATTTAACACTACAGGAAGTCTTAGTTATGACACAGTAACTGTGGTTGATTCTAATTGGGAAAGACCTGATGAATCTAATGATGTTTTTGATAAAATTGGATCAGGAATGAGTGAATCTAGTGGTATTTTTACATTTCCAGCTACTGGAATATATTTTGTACAATTAATTGTAAGATTTTCAGGAACAAGTGGCTCTAACCAAAATACTGCTTATATTGATGCAACTGTAAATAATTCTGATTATAATAGTGTTGCTCAAAGTTCTGTTCTTATGGTCAGTAATGGTCAGATGACTGTTATAGCACAATCATTTTTAGATATTACTGATACTTCAAACAGAAAAGTCAGATTTAAAGTTTACGCTGCTGCTAATAATCAATCAGTCTTAGGTAACTCAAGTAAAAATGAAACTTATGGTACTTTTATTCGTTTAGGAGATACATAATGGACATTAAAGGAAGACCAGATCACATAGAAGATTATCTCGTTACTGTTAGGACAGGATTTTGGTTCGGCTGGTCTGATTCAAAAAATAAAATCTATGAAAATCTTATAGTACATGACGGTGGTTCTAAACCTACTGAAAAGGAATGTACAGATGGACTTGCTGCATTACAAGCTGCATGGGATTTGGAAAATGATAGTTACAAATCTAAAAGAAGAGCAGAGTATCCTAGCCTTGTAGATCAGCTAGATGACATTTACCATAATGGTATAGATGCTTGGAAAGCTACTATTAAAACAATCAAAGACAAGTATCCAAAATCATGAGCCAACTTAAAGTCAATTCAATCGTTCCAGCAGGGGGTCTGCCAAGTGGTTCTAATGGTGGGATTATTCAAGTAAAACAAACAGTAAAAACTGACACTTTTAGCACATCTAGTTCAAGTCTTACTGATGTGACAGGTTTATCAGTTGCTATAACACCTTCATCTAATTCAAACAAAATATTAGTACAAGTTAATTTGGGTATGGTTAGCGGAGATCAAGTTGCTTATGCGGGTTTTAAAGTGTTAAGAGGTTCGACTGCAATTGGTTTAGGCACAACTGCTAGTGGAAGTAGAGTAAATGTTAGCTTTGTTGCTAACCATAATAGAGACAGTGATTGGAACTCGGAAGGTGGAGTGTTCTATCAGTTTTTAGATTCACCATCTACAACCTCAGAAACAACATATAAATTGCAAGTTTTTTCTGGTTATTTAAGTAAAACAATTGATATTAATAGATCACACCCAGATGATGATGGGGCTTACAACCAAAGACCAATTTCTTCAATAACAGTAATGGAAGTTAGTACATAATGGCAATTATTCCAGGTAAGAAAAACTTTACTGTTGATAGGAGAGCAGACTTTCCTATTAAATTAACATTTAAAGATTCAACTGGATCGGCAATAAATTTAACTGGATATACTGTAGCTGCACAAGTTTATGATGAATCACGCTCCACAAAATATGCAGATTGGACAGTAGCCTATACAGATAGAGCAAATGGAATCATTGATATTTCTCTATCGGATACACAAACAGCTACTTTTACCCCAAGTATTTTGTTTTATGACGTATTATTAACAGAACCTGGTGGTAGCAAAAACTATTATTTAGAGGGTAAACTATTTATAAGTGAGGGTTACACAGCATGAGCAATCCTAATCAA